CTGCTGCCTTGTATCAAAGCATTGAGGGCTTTGTGTGTAAACGATCGACGTAACGGTCTACCTTTCCACACTTCCATTGCAGCTTCTCTGTTCAATGGTGTTTCTCTGTTTGGCCATGTGTTTCTACTGTCAGCTGGTTCAAACATATTGAAATGTCTGTGCCTGCCTAGTAAAGTCTTTATGTATCCCTTGCTGTTGGCTGCACGTGTACACTCATGGGCCAACTGACGCACAAATGGTACACGACTATGGTACTGCTCAAAGATAGGCTTAGCTTCGAACTGCTGCATACCTAGTTCAGTACTTAGCTTGTATATACCCATGCCATAAAACATACCAAGGTTAATAGTCTTTGCTTGCTTACGCTCGATGCCTGCCATGTCAGCTACAATCTGGTGGAAGTCAGTATCAGGATCATCGTTGTACTGATCAACTGCTTCTTGTGCACCTTTCAAGCCACGCAAGGCAGCATAATGCATCAAGACTCTAGGTTCCTGTTGACTGTAATCAAGGCAAGCCCATTGCTGTCCTTCGTCAGGCAAGAATAAACCACGTATCAATGGCCCCCAGTATGGATCACGCGCAGGTATCTGCTGCAAGTTAGGTGTTGATGAGCTAAACCTACCAGTACGAGTACCATCAGCGTCTTTACGCAAGGCATGAAACTGTGCATGTATCCTGCCATTGTGTTGCTGCTTGAGACAGATACCTTCGATAAAGTCACGTCTCATCTTATTTAGTTTACGCCACTCAGCTACCTTCTTAGCAAACTCATGCTCATGTACGTTAAGCCAGTCACTAGTAAAAGACGGGTTGCCCTTCTGTGTACGTGGATACCAGATATTTAGTTTGTCAAATGCTTTCGACAAGTCGTCAGCAGACCAGCACTCGACTACATGACCACACTCATCTCGTATGGCAGTCAGCAGCTTGGCTTCCTTGCTCAGACAAGTATCATTTAGTACTTCAGCCTTATCTATATCAATACGTACACCTTTGAACCTCATATCTAGTGTAACATTGAGCAATCTAGACTCGAGCTCGAATATATCCCATAAGCCTTGCTCTTTGAGGATCACCTCTTGCTTTGCATATATCTCTAGTGGAAGACGTGCATCAGCCTCTGCGTACGGGCCTACATACCTGGCAGGTAGTTTCCACAAGCCGCCCTTTGGATCTACACCAAATGACTTGGCAGCATCGCGTAATAGCTTTTCATCTTTCTCTACCGACAGATAATATTTAGCAAGATTATTAAGACTATATCCTCCATCACGTTCCTCATCAATTAGGGGTTCGGCAACTTGTATATCTCTGAGCTGGCCATTAACTTGTATCCCTTCAGCCCTAAGCCATTCAAGATCGTAGAGCAGGTTTGCTCCAACCTTAGTTTGGGATCCTCCAAAGGTGTCGCGTGCCCATCGGAGGACATTGTTACGGTCAAGATTATCTCCTCCTTCGTGAGCGATGGGGAAATAACCTGTAAAACCAGTGTCCGTTGATACTGAGATTCCGACGAGTTTGCCATCATTTCTTACTCCACCAGGACCAGATGTCAATAAGTTTGGATCGCTTGTTTCCACGTCCAATGATATTACCTTTGCTTGACTTAAGTCTGGCAGGTCGGTCGGCGGCTTCCAATCCGCTTTGGGCAAAAACATACTTAATTGGTCCATGCTCATACCATTCTCCTTTCCATAATTCTTTTGGGCTCTCATCAGTATACGCCTTGAGAAAGACGATACGGCTGCAGCCAGTATTCATTAATAATTTCGTGCACGTATGACACGGACTTGTTGTAATATACGCCGTCTCAATAGACGATACGTCTTGACATTGCAATATAGCATTTTGCTCAGCATGGATCGCTTCGCATTTTTCAAGTCCAGTACCACTAGGCAACTGTGCGCCAGCACAAGGACTGTCGATACAATGGGTGACATTAGCAGCCACGCCATTGTAGCCAGTAGCCAATACATGGTTACGACTATCCACAAGAACACATCCCACATTACGCCTAGCGCATGTACCACGAGCCGCAACAAGAACAGCCATGGCGAGAAAGTACTCATCTTTACAGGGACGTGAGCGTACCATGTTCTGCGCACTCCCATAAAAATTTAGTCAAGGCATCAGGTCCACTGAGATCATATAATGGCAGCCGCCAATCAACATGGTCTGTAACGCGTGTCTCAGTCAGCAGCTTTATGACAGCCGACTGATTTACTGTATACAAATGCTGTGATCCGGCAGTCAATCTTAATGTACCTAGTTTATAGGTCCTGCTGTGTACCTGTCGTAAATACAACAAAATGTAACGGGTTATCATTGACATATTAAATACATCATAGGGCCAGCCAAGCCATATATCAGATGACCTCATTGTGTCGATGCAGTGAATAGTATCCTCCCGTATTACCCACTGCAAAGACAACGTGCAAGGCACGTCCTTGGTTGCTGGCGGATTTTCACGCCAGATATTTATTACTGCTTGTCTTGTATCAGGATCTTTGCCAAGACAGTCAACTACATAGTGCAGCTGATCACGTATCTTGGGCCCATACGCACCATGATAAGTGATACCATCATCACTGAACCCACCAATCTCACGAGAATATGGCGTTATTGTACTGGTACGGTTATCACCTGATAGTATCCACGCAGCTTCAGCAGCCATAAACTTATAGCCAATGTTTCTGCCTGGTACAGTCAAGATAGGGTGTTCCATATCGACTACGGTTTGATAGCCACATAACTCAAGACATGATAAGCCACGTGGTTTTATGCTAGCGCCATGAGCAATGATGTCATCAAGTGCTGCATACCATTCTGCATTAACAGATCGCATGTTTCATTACCTCCACCATGTCAACCTTGCCAAACCGCTTTGCATACGAAGGGTGCGGCAGTGCTGCATGTATATCGTAGTTTGACATAGCTTCTTCTGCTAGCTTGCCAAGTGTTATTATTTTTTTATCATACGCAGACATGACATAGTCGATAAGCCAGTTAGGCGAGCCATCATGGTTGTATGCATTTGCGTACATAAAGTTATGCTCTTTGAGCTCAAGCGCATGTATGGCTTGAGTCAAGTGTAAGCTGCTGTTGCCATAGTCATAAAATGGCCAATACAACTCACGAAATTTAGGGTTGACACGCTCGCCTACAATCAGGTAAGCAGAGCAAGCAGCATGACCTAGCATATTCCAGTTCTTGTACTCAAGCAACTCAGGAAGCTGCAAGCCGCGCCAGGCACATGACAAGCCGTGTATACGCTCTATAAATAGATCCATGCAATGACCCCACTCTGATATTGTATAGCACAGTGTATCAGGGTGATCCTGCATGCCGCCGGTACGTATGACTTGATCTATGTACTGGTCCTTATCTTCGTGTGTACTTTCACCGTTCCACAGTTTAAGATACAAATCAGCAACAGCTTCGATGTCTTCATACATTTCCTCCCTTTGTTGCTTTAACTCGGCGTGGTTTGCGACTGCAGACTGTATGTCATCCGGTAAGCAGTACACGTAAATCACGCCAAACTTTTTTGCAACACGATCACACATACGACCTTGTAACGGCCAGTCACTACCACCGCGATATGCCTTGGCATACACAGCTTCAGACGGCCACCATCTGTCAATGACTATTGGCTTGTTACGTCTTGCTGCATAACGTATAGCAGCAGTGTGATAATCAAAGATGCGGTCTTTCCACCTGTATGTAAGATGCAGGTACTCAGCATCTAGCTTGTCGCACATGCGTCTTGCAAGGGTTGTCTTACCAGTGCCATCAGGACCGTCTAGTATTATTATCATCAAACAGCTCCATTTGTTCACCACATAGATCAGTCAAATCAGGTGGCTCCCATCCCTCTGGTTTTATTACATCAAATTTATCTGACCGTTCTGATGGGCCTTTTACTTTCTTCATATTGGCTGCATGCACTCTTGCCCATGCTTCCTCAAACGGAAAGCCTTGCAAGTATGCTGTGCCCAATACAACATAGGTTAAATCAACAAGAGCGTCTAGCTGGTCGTGCAATGTAGTTGACTGCAGATATTCCAGCAGCTCTTCCTTTATAAAATTAACGCGAAACTCGAGAAGCTCGGGAGAGAGCTTGCGAGGGTTACCCTCATACTCCATCCCGAACTTTTCATGGAACTCACGTATGTCGCTTGTTAGGGACATAGTTTCTCCCATTCTTCTGATGATCCCCATATACCTTCGACATCTCTTAAACTAGGAAATAGTCTTGGCAATGATTGATCTTTGGTTAACTGCCACAGCACATTACGACTATGCTGCGGTACGAGTGGTGCCATCACAGTGGACAGGTAGTTAGTGTCATAATAGTCGCGTAACTGATCCCATACCTCACGTTGTGCTGGCGTGAGCTCGTCTTTATAGTCTTTCATACTAGCAAACGTGCCCCAGTGACCTTCGATCCTGAAACCTGTATCTTCGAGTGCAGCACCAAATGCTTGGTACGTCATCTCATTGACATGGTTTGCAGCAGCACCGGTATGAGCGTCATAGCATGGTGTACTGATAAAGACACGACCCTCGTCTTCGAGTAGCTCATGAAACTTAGCGAGCATACGACGACAATGATCTGGCTCGACATGTTCTGCAACCTCAAAACAGACGATTGCTGTAGGCGGTGCCTCAAAATCATCTGGTGTCAGTGTGCAGACATCGGTCTTTGACCATAGTTTGTGTGGTTTCCATGATGCATTACGAAATTGCTCTGGTGTAACCAGTGGTGCAACATCGACAGCGCCATACCACGCTGTACCCATACGTGATGAGTGCAGCAGCTTCGATAGTGGCATCTCTTTGCCACAGCCGACATCGAGGACACGCGCTGATTTATATCTTTGGCTTGTGCCAAGATACTTTACAACATGTGACCATCGTAGACAGTGAGCAATATAGTCTCTGTGTAGAAACCCACGCTCCTCGGCATTGTCTATAGAAAGGTAGGTTGTATCTACCTTTTTTCCTCTAGCATTAGCCATGTTTCCTCTCTTCCATATAGCCGTCAGAGATTAATGCTGTCTTATAATATGACAGCAGCCTCTCTGCGGTTTGCTTCGATTTAACGTCAACTTGTATCTGCTGTATCAGGTCTTGTTTTGTAATCGACCCTTTAGCTTCTACAATATTAAGAATGTCCCTAGCCTGTTTGGCTAGGGACGAGTCTGATGACTTCACAAAAGTGAAGGTTGTTTGCATTATGCAGCCTCCGCCATCTCCGTGGCAAGTTGTAGAGCCTTACGTTTAGTTGCAGCTCGTGGACCAAACCATGCAGACTGTAGACTGGTGTCACGGTTACGACCGGCCTTATGGTCTACATAGTACGTGACAGCATTGAGTGCAGACCACCATGAACCTTCGCTCATCTTGGCACCTGGCTGAGTATGTACAAGCTCGTGTACAGTCTCACAGGTACGGTTGAATTGCGTACGGTCGACGGTATTGTCAACAAGTAATGCTGGTTGAAATAGCTGAGCAAGGAAACGATCAAAGTGATCATCATTGTACTGCTTGCTAGCAAGGAACTTAGACTGCTCTTCGAACGACTCGAGTTGCTCTGAAGCTAGACCTAATGCTTGCTCGGCTGCAGCAACAACCTCAGCATCGAATGCCTTAACGTGTGGCATTCTGAACCGCTCACCTTGTTGACCCAAGGCCATAGTCAATGTGTTGTTACACACGACACGGACTGGAGTGAACATGATAGTGAGTGATTTACCCCACTGGTGTGGGTGTGATATAAGCAAGTGACCTTGAACCTCGTCACCGCCTGGCAACTTAAAACCTTGCTTGATATTTGCAAGACCCCATACCTGACGGCCATTGTCCAATGAACCAGCTGTGCCCATAGTCATATCGCCTGACTCTACAAACTTATTAAAAAAGCCAAAGACCTCTTCGTTTTGAGCAGGGATATAGTTTCTGCCGCAAGGACCTAAGATCCTATTGTCAGAGTCACGCACAAGCATACCAAACTCGGTAGTTGTGAGTGTACCCTCAGTATGATCATAGCCAGGCTCCTGGGGTACAAAGACTGGTCGTCTTGATACTGTCCAATTAAGACCTGCTGCCTCGATCATTTCTTGAGGGGTAAGATTATCTTCTACCTTGGTACCTAAACCGTGCCAAGGGACTTCACCGGCATACGCCATAGTTTCAACTTGATGTGCCATACACATTCTCCTTTCTAGTCATTATGTTTACATTCTACCACAGATAAAGTCAGAATGTAAACGGAAAAATTACGGAAATAAAAAAAGGGGAGCCGATCGCTCCCCCTTGTGGTTGTGGTTAATATTACTCAGCGTTACGCATTTTCAGCAATGACCGACTGATAAGCTGCGCACGGTAATACTGAAATATACGCCATGACGACTGTGTAGTCTGCAGCTTGCCCTCGGCCTTCATAGCCTCGACATGGATACGCACCTCAGACTCTGGTATCCACTCATTGTGGACCATGTTCTGGTGTATATCACGTGCCTGCTTGGTGCATTCAGCAATATGCTCCTCAGACTGCTCTGAGATAAACATATACTCACGCGGCTTGGCTTTTGGCCTACCGACCTTGACTGGTATTTTAGCTGGCGATGGTGTCAGCGTCAAGCTGCCAACCTCAGACTCAGCCGACCGCTCTAGGTCGTTAGCTAGCGCTTGCTCAGCCATTTTGATAATACGCTTGGCTGCAGCAGTCTTGTCACTAAACTTTGGCGCCTGTGGTGCCTTGACAATATTGCAATACATGCCATTTAATTCAGCCATTGAGTGCTGCTTGAGACCATCGATACCCTTATCGATAGCTGTTTTTGCTGTTTCTAATGATGTCATACCATTCTCCTTTCTATTCATATGGGTATGGACCGTCGAGCTCTTGCCATGGATCAGACTCCATAGCTGTGCTGTCATAGTCCTGACAAATAAACAGGTAGCTTCCACCTGTACTCACGACGCCACGCACTGAACTCATATATGGGTTGGCGCGATTGGTCGCAATCTTTACCTCTGCGTTAGGGTCGTGACCCTGCAGCAGCTCTAATAATTCACTTACAATCATAAGCATTTCTCCTTTCTGTATACGATCCTACAACAAAAATCCGATAATGTACACACGTTTATTGGACCATGAATCATGGCCAACACACAATGAGCCGACCGCTTTATATGATATAGCATCAGATTATTGGCATATTGTATTTATTGACAATGGGGCATAAAATAAAAATTATTTTTTGAAAAGTTGTATATAGGTAATAAAAAAGGGTGTGCCAATACAAAATTAGCACACCCGACCGCTCTACAGATTATCTGCTGTATTGCTGCATCCAGGCCATCAGCAGCACGGCTGCAGCCTTTTTGTCAATGTCAAACTCTTTGACTAAGTATGGTGTGGCACCAAACATGTTAGTAATGCCACTTTCGCGCAAATTATCCAAAAAAGCAAACGCTTTTGGCTTGATTTCATCATACATTTCCATATTATCCTCCTACTGGTATATGTTTTCGTCAATAAACTTGCTTGATACTGGCTCGTCGTGGTAATCTGACAAAGCTGCAGCAAGCGTGTCACGGTTCGGGTGGGTTACCTCAAAGCAGGGGTTACCTCCGCCCGGCCCATTTGCAGCAATTAAATGCTGGCTCAGCCCGTATTTTTCGACCCAGGCCATGAAGTCGTTGACGGGACAATCGTGTGCCACGTCGATCTCAGCTTTATATGCCCTTTTATAGGCATAATCGCTGAGGCGTATAATATTGCTCATTACAAGCCTCCTTTGTTGTTTATATAAATAACCTACATTGTATAAAATGCATTGTAAACATAATTTTAAAATTAATTTAAAAAACTATTTACAAATATATTTTATCGTCGTACTATTAATTAACACATAAAGGAGAATAGCATGAACGAAGTTCAAAAGCTAGTCGATCTTATGTATTGGGATTATGATCGCTTATCATCAAGTGGTCAAGAGACTTTGGATAAATTAGCTGAAGCAGTTGGTTTACCAAAAGACGACACTGATACACAAGACGACTAATACAAATTATATTAACATAAGCTCGATTGTCTAACGATGATCGAGCTTTTTTATTATCTACTCACTGACATCACGACATTTTGTATCTTGCTGCAGCAATATCACTACATATTGTACTAGTCGTGCTCTGATATAATATCAATATTAATCAATAATTCCTAGCCTCTCCCTGTCAGCACGGATCCTGGTCCGACTGCTGCGATTTATGCAGACATCGCCCCGTTTCTGCGCGCATTTGCCATAAACTATTGATATTGTTACATATTTCCAAACCAAAACTAATCTGTCCGCGGTCCCCAGACCAGGGCCCGGGGGCGCCGGAGCCGGGTTCGCGGTCATGTAGCGCCTGTTTAGTCGATCTGCGGGGGCAATTTTTGCAATCGGGGTTTATCCGATACAATATATTGATCATATATAGGAAATAATTACAAATAAATTTTAATACTTTGTAAGTTACCAATAAATACAATATGCCAATAAGCAATATCGAGTTTACAGGAACTAACTTTTACAGTAAGGTATATATATTAAATTTACGGAGATATATGCATGTCAAGTAAAGGCGGCAAAAGAGAGGGTGCAGGAAGACCCGCTGGAGCCACAAACAAACGATCACAAGCTATAGCTGATAAGCTAGAAGAGCTAAACTGTGACCCGATTGAGGGCATGGCTATGATCATGAACGACACATCACTCGATCACAGCCTTAGACTAGCTGCAATGAAAGAGTTAGCGCAGTATGTAGCTCCTAAGCGTAAAGCTGTTGACATCGACGCTACAGTCGACGGCAGCGTTAATATTCAAGTTGTAAAGTTTGCAGATCTAGATGACTCAGATACAAGTACCGAGTGACTGGCGACCACGCCCGTATCAAATGCCTATGTGGAAGTTTTTTGAAAACGGCGGCAAAAGAGCTGTCTGTGTTTGGCATCGCCGAGCAGGTAAAGACTTGTGCAGCATTAACTGGTGTGCAGTCTCCGCGTTGACGCGTCCCGGTTTATACTGGCATTTATTCCCTACATATAACCAAGGTCGTAAGATCGCTTGGGATGGCATGACTAGAGATGGCCGTAAGTTTTTAGATCATTTCCCAAAAGAAATGCATGAAGCAGTAAATAATACGGAAATGAGGTTAACACTTAAAAATGGCTCAATCTATCAGGTGGTGGGTACCGATAACGTCGATAGACTCGTTGGAGCAAACCCCGTTGGAGTGGTATTCTCTGAATATGCCCTTCAGGACCCTAGGGCATGGGATTACATTCGTCCCATCTTGGCAGAGAACGGAGGATGGGCAATGTTTATTTATACCGCTCGAGGTAGAAATCACGGATATGACTTACTAAATGTAGCCAAGAAGAATGAATCTTGGTTCCAGCAAGTGCTATCTGTAGAAGATACAAGGGCAATACCTATATCTGCAATCGACGAAGAACGTGCAGCAGGTATGCCAGAAGAAATGATACAACAAGAGTTTTTCTGTAGTTTTGATGCGCCACTTGTCGGATCTTACTATGGTAATGCGATGGCTCGCTTACTAGCTGATAATCACCTGACCAAAGTACCGTATGAGCCAACACTTGACGTGCATACAGCTTGGGACCTTGGTGTAGGCGACTCGACTGTGATTATCTTCTTCCAGATGCATCACAACGAGATCAGGATTATTGATTATTATGAAAATGAGGGAGAGGGGCTAGCTCATTACATAAAGGTCGTACGTGAAAAAGAGTACGTCTACGGCGATCACATCGCGCCCCACGATATACAGGTCAGAGACTTTAGTACAGGTAAATCTCGTATAGAAGTAGCACGTGAACTTGGCATAAGATTCCGTGTTGCTCCTAATCTACGTATAGACGACGGCATTGAGGCAGCACGTAGTATATTGCCCCGTTGTTATATGGACGAGCATAAGTGTGAGCGGTTGATTGAAGCCTTAAGACAGTACAGAAAAGACTATGATGAAAAACAGAAGACTTTCAAAGATCGCCCACTCCATGACTGGACATCACACCCCGCTGATGCATTTAGGTATCTAGCACTAGGGATCAGGGACCGTATTAATAAAAATAATAAGAATTTGCCACGTATGGCGGATGGAGAGTATGCAATCTTCGGTAATTATTAGGAACTTAAAACTTGACGATATAGAGCAAGTACTGCTGCTAGCAGAGGAAGCACATGCAGAATCAAGCTATAGCCACCTTGACTTTGACCCCGAAGTAATTACGTCGCTAGCCCATATGTGGCTATCAAACCCAGAGGTATATTTTTGTAAGTTAGTAACGTCGCAAGAAAATAAAATTTTTGCGATGTACGTCGGACTCATTTCGAGTTATTATTTCGGTAAGGACCTAGTAGCGAATGATCTTTTGCTCTTCGTTAATCAAGACAGGCGTGGCGGTATAGCTGCAGCTAGATTGATTAAAGAGTTTGAGGACTGGGCATTTGCAAACGGTGCGAAAGAAATACGGCCCGCTTCGTCGACGGGTGTAAAAACTGAGGAGACGAGGCAACTGTACAATGCTCTAGGGTATAAAACCGTAGGGCATACATTTGTAAAAAGGAGGTAACTATGTGCGGAGGCGGAAGAGCACCAGCTCCCCCACCACCTGCTCCAACACCGCCTAAGGCGAGTGACGAGGAGATCAAAAAGTCAGTAGATGATTTGACTGATGCTGAGAAGATGAAGAAAGGTATCAAGTCAACAGTCTTGACTTCAGGTGAAGGAGTTGAAATGGAGAAAATTCAGAAGAAGAAACTTCTGGGTGGAGCTTCAGAGAAACTTGGTAATTACTAAGTTATGAAAGAGGCTGTAAACCAAATTATCAAGCGCTTAGAGCAGCTTGAGTCTTGGCGTGCTCCCTGGGAAAACCTCTGGCAGGATTGTACTGATTATGTCAATCCTCGCCGTGGGGATTTTACCACGAAGCAATTCAGGGGTAGTCGTTCTAGATTTGATAAGGTATTTGACTCTACAGCACCACTTGCCAATGAACAATTGGCATCTGGATTACATGGTCATTTGACCAACACAGCAGAGCGCTGGTTCTCACTACGAGTGCCGGGCACTGACGAGCCAAACCTTGCAATGAGGACATGGCTGCAAGGTACTGTCGAACAAATGTTTGATCAGTGCTTTAATTTACCTGAAACCAACTTCATTACGTCAGTTCATGAAATGTACCTAGATATAGGTGCTTATGGTACTGCAGTATTTTACGTTGAAGACAGACCAGGCAAACCTATACAGTTTAGATCTTTCCACTTGGCAGACTGTTATGTAGCAGAAAACCATGAGGGAATGATTGATACTTGTTATAGGAAGTACAAGCATACAGCTAGACAATTGATGCAGTTGTATTCTGAGGTTTTACCCGATAAGTTTAAAGAGATAGCTAGTAAGCAGCCATTCCAAGAGTTTACCTGTGTACATGCAGTTGAACCTAGGGCTGACTTACAATATACGGGAGAAGAAAAGAAAGATGCACTTAACATGCCTTTTAAGTCTTGCTACGTTTTAGTAGAAGAAAAGCTACTACTAAAAGAAGGCGGCTTTATGGAGTTTCCATATATGGTACCTCGATGGTCTAAGACCTCAGGCGAAGTATATGGACGATCACCTGCTATGGTTTGTTTACCTGATATTCGTATGGTCAATGAAATGATGAAGACTACTATCAGGGCAGCACAAAAAGCAACAGATCCACCACTTATGGTACCAGATGATGGCTTTATGATGCCATTACGTACTATACCAGGTGGCTTAAATTACTATCGATCAGGTACACCAGATAAGGTGGAACCACTGATTGGTGGCGAAAGACCTGACGTAGGCTTAGATTTTATTGAGTCTAGACGTGAGCATATCAGTAAATCGTTTCATGTAGACTGGCTGCAAATGCGAGACGGTCCACAAATGACTGCAACTGAAGTCTTACAACGTCAAGAAGAAAAGATGAGGCTTATGGGTCCAATGGTTGGCCGACTACAATCTGAGTTTCTTGGCCCTATGATCGATCGTGTCTTTGCTCTTATGCTAAGGCGTAACGAAATAGCTAGACCGCCAGGTGAACTAGAAGGCGTCAAGCTGCATGTTGATTATATATCACCTGTAGCACGTGCTCAGAAGGCACAGTCAGTCTTTAACTTTACAAGATTTTTAGAACAAATGATACCTTTGGCAAATGTTAAGCCAGAGATATTTGACAATATAAATGCAGATGGTACGTTTAGATGGGCGCACCATACACTAGACGCTCCGACAGAAACGCTTGTAGATGCTAAAACAGTAGCAGAACAACGTGAAGCCAGAGCACAAAATGAACAACAAATGCAAGAAGCAGCAATGATGCAACAACAAGCCACAACGGCTAAAGATATGTCAGTCGCTGCCAAGAATGCAGGAATGGAGCCGATGTTAAATGGTGGACAAACCCCAGGAAACTAATCAGCTTAGCGAATTACACACAGACATGAGAGCTGTGTTCCTTACTCCTTCGGGAAATAGGGTACTGAATTATCTGGTTAAGATTGCGCATGTAAATGAAGCAACCTATGTACCAGGTGATACTCATGAGACTGCACATCGTGAAGGTATGCGTCGCATGGTTATAAGTATCTTGCGTTTCATTGACAAAGATCCGCAAGAATTGTTAAACTTACCAAAGGAGGTAGAAGATGAGTGAGGACGTCGGGTCCGTAGAAGTTGATGCGGGGAGCTCGGGTGGTGATTGGAGAGCGTCATTAAGTGACGATATAAGAAACGATCCGAGTCTCGCTTCAATACAGGACGTTAATGGTTTGGCCAAGAGTTTTATTCATGGTCAAAGAATGGTTGGTGCAGATAAGGTAGTTATTCCTAAAGATGATGCATCACCAGATGAGTTTAATGAGTTTTATAATAGGTTAGGTAGGCCTGAGAAGTATGAGATTACTCGGCCTGATTTACCACAAGGCCTAGAGTATAACTCAGAGATGGAAGGAGAAATGCTAAGAATTATGCATGAGTCTGGTCTGTCTCAAAAACAAGCTCAAAACTTATACAACGGCTATATGAACTATATCGGCAAAGGTCATCAAGATATGACTGTAGGTCGTGAAGCACAGATAGCTGAATGGGACCGAGACATTAGGCGAGACTTTGGCGCAGCATACGATGAGCGTGTAAGCGCAGCACAACGTGCAGCAGCCGAGTTTGGCGGCGACGAGTTTCTAGGTTGGCTAGATGAAACAGGTCTAGGTGATCACCCTATGTTTATTAAAATGTTTTCTAAGATAGGCATGGGTATCATGGAAGATTCTGCTGATACATCAGGTCGCGGTAATTCATTTACATTGACACCAGATGCAGCAAGGCAGGAGATTGCTAGGCTACAACGAGATCCAAACTTTATGGAGCAGTATAACGATAGCGAAAAAGATGGTCATCAAGAAGCTATTGAAAAAATGCAAGCATTGTTTGGATTTGCTTATCCGGAGGATGTATAATGGGCAAAACCAAAATTGGCCTTTGGGCTAACATACACGCTAAGCGTAGAAGAATAAAGGCCGGTTCTGGTGAAAAAATGCGGAAGCCGGGGTCTAAAGGGGCCCCGACTGATGCTGACTTAAAACGATCACAAACCAAAAAAGCATAGGAGGTAAATATGCCAAAAGGAAAAGGTACTTATGGTTCTAAGGTGGGAAGACCGCCTAAGGCAAAGCCAAAGCCAAAACCTAAGCCAAAGGGAAAGTAAATGAGCCAGGTTGATGTCAATGTGTCCAAGAAAAAGGGCAAGACAAAACTGACTAAGGGGAAGGACCATTCTAAAAAAATGGCCTTCCTTAAGGCAGTTGGCGATAATACTTTCTTTGGCGCCGGTGGTAGCATGGGCGTCGGTGATAAAATGGTTAGTCAATATAAGAAGCATCATAAGATTACGTAATGGCAAAAACTATTAAAATAGGATATTTGGACGACGAGTTTCGTAAGACCAAGATGGGCCGTAGCGCTCGTACACAAGATAAGTTTGTCGAATATCAAAAGCGAATCGCCGAGCGTTTGGCAGTGCCTTCTAAGTATTTAGAAGCAGCAAATGCTATGGTTAAAAAGATGGGTAAAAAAGATCCCGTAGTAGCTAATGCTATGCAGGGTAGTGCTAGGGGTAAGGGCGTCGGTCCTAATCCTGAAGCAGCCATCAGAGGCGCTGAATTTGCAGGTTACAGCCAAGCTGATTCTCAAAGTATTGTTCGCCGAGCGGCGGGTAGTACAACAGGAACAAAACTTGGAGGATAGTTTACTTAGCGCATAAAATGCGTTAAAGTAATATCGGGTAGCGGGTAACCGTCCGAAGTCATTTAAGGCCACGACTTTAAACGGCAAGCAGAGGTCCGAAAGGGCAGCCAAAGCGACTAACGTTAATATGTTGAAAGGAGGAAAGCTATGAGCTTTCAAATCACGACCGCCTTTGTACAACAGTACAAAGCAAACGTCGAGCACCTCCTACAGCAGAAAGGCTCCCGCCTACGTCCGTTCGTGAGGGTCGAGACTCAGTCAGCTGAGTTTGACTTTTATGACAGAATTGGCGCGACTTCTGCACAAGAGGTTACTGGACGTCACCAAGATACTCCACTCATCAATGTACCGCACGACAGACGTAGAGTCTCACTGCGTGACTTTGACTGGGCAGAGTTGATTGATAGGCAAGATCGAATCAGAATGTTGATTGATCCTACTTCACCTTACAGCCAAAATGCATCATTTGCACTTGGTCGTAAGATGGATGAGATCATTCTTGAGGCTGCATTCGGTAGTGTTCAAACTGGTAAGACTGGTTCAACAACTGTAACATTCCCTGCAGCACAGCAAATCGCTGTTAACTTTGTAGAGAGTGGTTCAGCTACTAACTCTGGTCTAACCATTGGTAAGCTAAGAGCAGCGAAAGAGCAGCTAGATGCTGCTGAGACTGATCCGTCAGATCCGCGTTACGTCATCTGTACTGCAAAACAGATCACCGATCTATTGCAGACAACTGAGGTAACAAGTGCTGACTTTAACTCAGTTAAAGCGCTTGTTCAAGGCGATGTAAATACTTTCATGGGTTTTGAGTTTGTACGCACCGAACTCGTAAACACTGACGCTAACTCTCATCGTAGGGTATTGGCATACTGTAAATCAGGATTGCTAATGGCCGTTGGTCAAGATGTCAACGTTGACATCGGTCCAAGACGTGATAAGAGAAATAGTACTCAGGTTTATTGCTCAGCTTCTTTCGGCGCTGTCCGAATGCAAGAAGAGAAAGTACTTGAAATCAAGTGCGATGAGAGCTAAGGAGGACTGATATGGCTACACAAAACTCAACTCAGTACGCTAATACTCAGGCCACTCCTAGAGTGATGAATGCTACTCACGAAGATCGTGGTAGGGTTCGAGTCAAAGCGTTTGACTTCACTCAATCTGGTGCTGGTTCAGCCGGTGATCAAGCATTACTTGCGCAAATGGAAGCAGGGGCTATGAGGGTCCTGTATGCCGTTGTGACAAATAGTGCTCTCGGTTCGTCCAGAACTATGGACCTGGGTCATTTAGGTGCTAACGATGCTGATGGAAATGCGATTGCCGCTGATCCTGATGCTTTCAGTGCGAATACCGCAGTTGCTACTGCAGGTACTACGACCATTCAGATCAACAGTCAACTCACAACCAAAGACGGTTTTGTATTGGCAGCACAGATCAACGATGGTACTATACCTGATGCAGCAACCTTAAGTGGTTACGTCTGTTACGTCATCGACTAAGGAGATTGAGGGGAGGTTAATTCCGAACACCTCCCCTCAAACCTATCATGGCAGCATCTGATATAGAAATTATAAACCGAAGCCTAGCACTATTAGGTATTGAGTCGATCACCTCATTATCTGATAACAGCAAACAGGCTTCAGTAGCTCGTGTGTTATTTGATGACACGCGTGCAGCTGTATTTAGAGGTCACCCTTGGAACTGCTTGACAAGACGAGCTGCTCTCCCTAAAGATGTGACACCACCGGTTTATGGTTATGCAAACAGGTTTGTATTACCTGCTGATTTTCTGAGACTACTTGAAGTCGAGGATCCAACACAAACAGTATTTCAGTTAGAGAGGCGACACATACTATCTGACGAAGGCTCGATGAATATTAAGTATACGGCATTAATCACAGATGTGACTGTGTATGATACCTTATTGCTTGATACATTGGCAGCTAGGATAGCAGCTGATTTAGCGCAACCGTTACTACAAAGTACATCAGCTATGGAACAGATGTTTCAGATGTACGAGCTTAAATTAAGAGAAGCTAAATTTGTAGATGCACAAGAGCAGCAGCAAGACGTGTTGGATGCAGACTACTGGCTGGAATCACGACAAGGGGTAATAAGACCTAATATTAATACACCACCGAGGTAAACATGGCTAAAGTCACGCCAATACAAACAAACTTTACAGGCGGCGAGATTAGCCCAAGATTGTTAGGTCGTGTTGACTTGACTAAGTACACGAGCTCTGTTCAACGGTGTGAAAACTTTATTTGTTTCCCTCATGGCGGTATCACTAAAAGATCTGGTACAAGATTTATTGCTGAGGTAAAAGACAGCAGTAAAAAAGTACGCTTGATACCTTTTATTTTTAGTACGGTGCAGGCCTATGTTTTAGAGTTTGGCCATAACTATGTAAGATTTTATCGTAATGAGGGGCAAATACAACAAGCATCTCCTGGTGTAGGACCTTACGAGATTGCTAGTCCTTACGACGAGGATGATTTAGATGAGATTAAGTTTACTCAGTCAGCTGATATATTATACTTAACACATCCTAATTATCAGACGCGTAAGCTAAGTCGTACAGGCCATACCGCCTTTTCATTTAGCTTGCTCGAAGCAATTGATGGACCATGGGGTGATATAAATACGACAGCTACTACCTTGGCTGCTTCAGCTACTTCAGGTAATGTAACTATAACAGCATCAGCTGTAACTGGTATTAATAATAATCAAGGATTTTTATCGACAGATGTGGGGCGTTGTATTAGGATACTTAGGGGCGGCAAGTGGGGATCGGCAAAAATTACGGCTATCAACAGTACTACGTCTGTTGCTGCTACTACTTATAACGATTTTGCTTTTGGCGATACTACTGCCACAGATAACTGGCGGCTAGGCATATGGTCAGATACTACTGGCTGGCCTACAACAGCTACATTCTATCAACAACGCTTATTCTTTGCAAATAACCAAACGTCTCCTAATACTCTGTGGGCATCAGAGTCAGGTAACTTTGAGACGTTTTCTCCCACCAACAGGGATGCAGAAGTGCTAGACGATTCCGGTCTAGACCTTACGTTGGCTACAGACCAGGTGAATGCTATAAGGTGGATGTATGGAGCAAAGCAGCTGCTCCTTGGTACATCTGACGGGCCTTTTGTTGTATCATCTGGTAGTGATAACCTTGCGCTGACTCCCAACAACGTAACTGTTAACAGAGAAACGACAGATGGTACTGCTAATCTGCGCCCTGTTGGTGCTTCTAGGGCCACTATTTTTATTGATCGAACCCGGACAAAGATCAGAGAACTCGCTTATAATCTCGAGGTGGACGGCTTTAGTACTCCTGATCTTACTCTTATTGCTGAACATATTACTACCGGTAACGCCAAGGAGCTAGCATATACTCGTTCGCCTGATAGTTTAATATGGACATTACTAGATACAGGTGAACTACGCTGCTTAACATATGAAAGAGCACAAGATGTTGTAGCTTGGCATAGACATATACTAGGTGCTTCTAGTACTGCTGCAGCTAAAGTAAAAAGTATTGCTGCAATCTCATCAGCTGATGAATTAGAAGAACAGTTATATATGGTTGTTGAGCGTAGTATTAACGGACAAGTAAAACAGTATATAGAATTTTTAGAAAAAGCATTTGACCAGGCCAAAGGAGACTTACCTAAAGATGCCTTTTTTGTTGATAGTGGGCTAACCTATGATGACCCCTCAACAGCTGTTACTTCTGTTTCTGGTTTAGATCACTTAGAAGGCGAGACAGTAAGAATACTAGCTGATGGTGCTAATCATCCTAACAAGGTAGTAAACAGCGGATCTATAACACTAGACAGACCCGCTAATACCGTACATGTGGGATTATCTTATCGAGCCTTGATGCGTACGCTAGATCCTGAGGTACAAACAGAAACAGGGCCATCACAAGGTAAGACTAGGCGTATTGAAAGAATTACAGCCAGGGTGGTAGATACGTATACTCTTAAGATTGGGCCACACTTAAATAACTTACAAGAGATACCGTTTCGTACTCCATCTATACCTATGGGTCAGTTAGAATTATTTACAGGTGACAAACGATTATTATTGCAGCATACGCCTGATAGGCAGTTTGATTTATTCTTTGTTCACGAAGATCCTTTGCCGTGTACGATACTGGCGATCATGTATGCATTGGTGGTGTCAGAACGATGATAGTTGTACCATTTGAAAACTGGCATTTAGATTTTTTAGTACCAGAATATCCTGTTTTTAGAGATGGGGTAAACTGGGAAAAGCAAGCCGTGGCTTTTACCCTGACAGAAGGTGGTCATTTTTATGCCATATTTGGGGCTATACCAATATGGCCAGGAAATTACGAAACATTTTTATTTACAAGTAAAAAGTTTAAAAACCGTAAATTGCAGTGTATAAAGTTAATTAAGCAACAAGAAAAATTTCTTGTTGATAACTTTAAGCCAAGGCGTGCACAAACGACAGTACCTACCGCAAATTGTGTCTGGCAGCGTTGGCTAGAGTGGCAGGGATATGTTAATGAAGGCGTGATGAAAGCGTTTGGGCCAGATGGGCGCGATCATTACAGATATGCAAAGGTGTACTAATGGGGTTTGAAGTTGCAGTAGCTATGATGGCGGTCGGTACCGCGGTTTCAGCCTATGGTCAGTATCAGGCAGGTAAAGCCCAAAAGCGTGCCTATGAATATAATGCTGCCATTCAGGAACAAAATGCTCGTATTGCACAAGAGCAAGCAGACTATGAAGCGCGACGCCAAGAGTCACGTACACGTAAGATGCTGGCTAGGCAGCGTGTTGCTTACGCTGGGTCAGGCTTTGTGTCTAATGCGGGTACTGCTCTTGATACGTTGCGACAAACAATGCAGGAGGGCGAAATGGATAAAATGGCAATACTGTATGGTGGTAGTGTCGAAGCAGTTAATCAAAGAGCACAAGCATCACTGTCTAGAATGCAAGGTAAAGCTGCATATAAGGCTGGTATGTTTAATGCTGCAGGGACATTGTTAAGTGGCGGTGGTCAGTCATATACCACTATGAAGCAAGGTCAGTCACTAGGATTAATGTAATGGTTCAGGTTCCTAAATATTCAGATCAGGGTGGCGAGGTAAGTTTACCTACACGTAGATTAAGTCCTATGAGCGGCGGAGCTATACAGCAGCTTGCTGCACCAGGCCGTGCTATGGCTAACATGGGCAGAGGTGCCGTGTCAGCAGGGCAAAATATTGCTAACTACGAAATAGATCAAGCTAAAAAAGAAGCTAAGATGTGGGTTGTCTCGGCAGAAGCAGATCTGCGAGAAGAAATGACTGCTCTTGTCGAAGAAGAAAAGCTAAAACAAAAGCCAGATGATTATTTAATAAATGACTCTTTTGTAGACGGTAGTAATCAAAACACATATACTAACAAGATTAAAAACGGTTTTGACAATCTTATAGGTAAAATAGAGAAGGGGCCTGATGGCACCGAGTCACAACGATATAAGGCTCCCAATGAGTTTACAGCTCAATTGTGGGAGCAGCAAAAAGCTCAACTTAAGTCTGCCTATACAAATCAAGCAATGGGCTATGAGGCTGATTTAAGGTCTAAAGCTAAACTAGATAAACTTAAATCGTCATTTGATAAGTATAATAATCAAGTCTTAAAAAACCCAGAGATGATTGACATCTCAATGATGAGTATAAAAACTTTGGCCGAGGTTGAAGATGATCCTACAACTAAAAAGATAGAAGGTGGGATTAAGGCAGAGCACTTGATTGGTGTATCACGTGAAGCTCAACAAAACCTAGTATATAATGCTACCTTGGGTTTAATTAGAGATGATCCATTTTTAGCTTTTGCCTTGCTTAAAGGAAAGAAAGGTAAAAACTTTACGCACGCCGTTGGTAAGCACCTATCTATTCTTTCGCCACCTGTTAAAGAACAGCTTATGAAAGCTGCTAAAGCTCAGGCGTCTGTGGTTGGTAAAAAAGAGCTTAATGACTTAGGCATAACTATTGATAATCACGTTGCAAGTTTATCAGCAGGTGGCCCTGGAGTTGACGAGCTTAATACGCCTAACGGTTTAGAAAATATGGTTATAGGCGTGTTTGGCGGTCCTTATGGAGCCGTTAAACTAGAGATGCTGCCTGAACTTTATGAAGACGCTGAAATATTCTTAAAGCAAGCCGCTAGTAATATAAAAGTGGCTAGGGCTACAGGAAATTATATTGAGTCTACTGCTAACTCATCTACCAATGACCTTATAGAAAGTGCTAGAACAATTTCAGACCTTGTTAAACAAATAGCTACTACTGATCCGGAAGGTACAGAAATTACAAACTGGATTAGAGAGAATATTGGCGACGAAATTGTAGATATAAGAAAGTTTAACGCAATTGAAATGACTAAGTTTAGCTCAGGCCTACTTACTCATATGAATAACGTGATTAAACTCAGAGAAGAAGACTTCGGTGAGTATGCCTTAAATCACGATCCCATACAAGCTATTACAGATCCGGTTGAGCAACGCGACGCAATCATAGCTTACGCTGAAACTCTGGGTATTAAAAGACCTAGCTTGCTGCCAAATAGAGATGCAGCAAAAATTGTAGCTAATCTTAGGGGTCAGACTAATCCAGATATGATGTTGATTGCTTATGAAGAACTAGAAAAAGAATATGGCGACCATTTTGACTTAGTGTGGGGACAGCTTACTACAATGAAAGGTGGCCTAGATGGTAACTGGATGTTGATAGGAGCATTTAGTAGATCTAATGCTGGTCCTATGCTAGCTACTGCTTTTGCCGAAAATTATAATGATTTAAAAGATACTGTAACTGCACTTGGCGATGGTTTTAAGATAGATCAAATAAATAAAGCGGTGCAAGGTACACTAGGCGATCTGCTATTTACTTTTCATGGCGGCATGTTTGGTAGAACTACCGAAGATAAAAATATGAGGGAATTACTTACCAAGGCAGTAATGGTAGAAATTCGTAAACATGGTGGTTTGAAAGATGCTAATGCTGCAGCAGCCATAGTTAAGAAAACACTAGAGACACAAATACAGTTTGTTAAAAATGAAGATGCTGCTTTTTACGTATTGCCACAGCACACTGGTAATGATGGTGAACCAATAAATGCAGACATTGTTAATGGTAATCTAACAGATATAATTAATGATAAAGAAGCCGTAATGGAAATGCTAACGTCTAGAGGAATTAAAGTGCCGCCGTCGGTTGTTCCTCAGGTCAATGCTGATCAGGCTTTTGCATCAGGTTATTTTGCAGATTATCTTGTAAAGTTTGGCAGATTCGTTATGAATGACGACGGCGATGGTCTTATGCTAGTATATCCTGGCTTGGCAGGTGGTGCAGCTTCATCAGAGGGTGGTGGTATATTAATCCCCGCAGAAATGTCTGACGGATCATTTTTTGAAATTTCATTTGCTGATCTTAATTATGTTAGACCTCCTGGCTGGTGGGCAAAAAATATGCCTCAATGGATAGGCGGAGCTTCTCCATCAGATATAACTAATATGATAAAAGAAGCTGGCAAAGGTAAATCTAAAGTAATGAGCGGCCCATGAGTTTTATAAAATATAACAAATCATACAACCCAGGCTTCTCAGATGTCATGGGTTTAGATTTATTGGCTTCTACTGGCGATACCGTAAGTGAGCAAGCAAAAGACAGAGGCTGGCGTTATACTGGTTTTAACTCTCTAGAGCGTCTAGGTGAAATATCTAATATTAGAGCTTTTGCCGGTGCTACAGAAGAAGAAAGAACTGCTTACGATGAGTGGGCAAACAGCGGCGCTTATGCAGATTCCTATAAGCCAATGCCAATGGGTGGTACACCTGGTCTTATGGGTGTAAATCCATATGAGGGTACACCTGGTCCTAACTCTAACGTAGTAGATGTTGGTATTACAACAGATGCTATTAAGTCAAAGTATCCAGACTTTTTTAATAAAAATGACGATGTAAGAATATTAGAGCCAGATGAAGCCAATGAGACATATGGCATAGATGGCCAGCTAAAGTTTTCAGAGCCTATTTCTAATCTAGAGGCTTATGTATTAAAACAAAGAAAAGAAGAAGAAATAAAGTTTAACTTCGCTCTTGACAATGCTTACGGAGCGCAGTTTTGGAAAGGTATGGGCCTAGAGCTGGGCATGGCTCTAGTTGATCCCGTTAGCATCCCTCTATTTTTCATTCCTCCCCTTGGTGGTGCTAAAGTGGTCAGTGCTCTAGGTCTTACCGGATCCAAAATGGGTACAAGAGCAGTTACAGGCGGTATGGCAGGTTTTTATGGATCAACTGCTGTTGAGCCTTTGATTTATGGTGCTGCCACACAAGAGCAAGCTAATTACGGTTTGGCTCAATCATTTATGAATATTACTTTTGGTACGGTGCTAGGTGGTGGTTTGCATGTTGTAGGCGGCAGCGTAGTAGACGGCATTAAATATGTAAGATCTAAACGGCATGGTGCTGCATTTAATACAGCTGTTAGGCAGGCAGTAAACGGTGATAGCGTTGAAGTTAGTCCTATTGTACATGGCGGCGAAGATATACAGGTTAAGACACCTACTAACGACCCTGATGCCCCGGCAGCTCCTGGTAGTGGTCCTGACTCTCCGGTACAACGAGTTGTACAAGGTGACTCTGACGCTCCTGTTGTTAAGGGTGCTACAGCAGAATATAAACCTCATTCTAATACGACAGAGTCGCTAGACTTAGTTAGAGCAGGAGAAAAGGCTGCACCGCTAAGTGGCGTTAAATTAAAAACAGCTTTGGCAAATAGTGCTGAATATCAAGAGGCTGTTTCTGAGGCTACTAAAGCAGGAGCTATTAATAAGATTGCGTTTCGTATTAAGAATCAAAACGGGGATTTTATTCTTGTTCGTGGCGAAGAGGGAGGGCCGCTACGTCTTTTTGATCAAGAACAAATAGGAAGCAAGGCGGGTGATCCGCTGGAGCTTGGGGAAAAAGCTCACATGTCTATGCTAATGCACGGCGTAGACATGGCTGCTTCTGATATTAAATATAAGGGTTCCCTAAAATTTGATGAAGGTGAAGTCACACATATTATTGATGTAGAGAATGCCGTATTTAATCCAAAGATGAACCAGAACAGCGTTGTGGTTGCTTCACCTGGCGATGCTGTAAAGCTATTTTCTGGTGATCCTAAGATTATTGCATTCTCTGACGCTATGCCTGCTGGTAAAAATGCCGTTGATCAGGCAATGGCTAAGTTTGATGAAGGTGAATTTTTAACTGATAACAAAGCGCCACAGTTTGATGAACAACTTTTAGACACAAACCTACAACAAACAGGGGATCAAGCAGGTACACAAAAAGGTGGCTTCTTTACTGATGCTGCTACAGGTCAGCAGTTTTATGTCAAGTATCCCAAAGATATAGACTCAGCTAAGAACGAGTTTTTGGCTGCTACACTTTATAGAATGTTTGGTGTTGCATTTCCTGAACCTAAATTAGTAGGTAACTCAAATGGCGAGATTGTAGGAATTGCATCGAAAGTAATTCCTGGTGCTAAAGTTATTACGCCAGACGATTTTGCTAAGCTGCCACCTGAAGTAAAAGAAAAATTTGCTGATGATTTAATTATTGATATGTTTATGGGCAACTGGGACGTTGTCGGTAATGCACCTAATTTTAACATTATGCAAATGCCAAATGGCAGCGTGATACGTATAGATCCAGGTGGTGCCTTAATTTTTAGAGCTCAAGGCGGAACCAAAAAAATTAATGAGATGGCTATAGATGAAATAAAATCTATGCTTGATCCTAAGAAGAACCCAACTACATTTAAGGTATTTCAAGCCACGGGTATGACGCCTGATGCATTTTTAAGTAAGGCTCAGGCAGCTGCTGCAAGGATCTTTGAGACAGATCAATCAGAAATAAATGCTATTATTGATATTTTAGACTTTACTCCTGATAATGCAGCTAAACTAAAATCACTAATTACAAATAGACGTCAGGCTTTGACAGAGTATAGCCCTGAATTTTTGCGTACTCAACAAGCCACATCAACTAAAAAAGGTACTATTGTAGCTAACAGCTTGTCATCTGCTAAAAAAGCATTGACTAAAATGAACAAGGCACAAGAGACTAAGCTAACAGTACAAGAAGGTAAAGTTCTTAAGAGTTATACAGGTAGTAGTTACAAGTGGATGAACGACTGGCTGCGTGGCAAAATGTCAGAGAGCGATGCCAATGGTTATGCAAAGGTAGTGGGTAAATATATAGGGATTGATAATCCAACACCTGCACAAACAAAAGAGGTTCTTAACAAGTACACGGGGATACTAGATGCGGCTATTAAGAAGAACACATTACCTCAAGAAATTAGTGTATGGCGTGGGGGTACCCCTTATACCGCTCTGAATGGAGTCAATGGCCTAAATCTAAAAGGTAATCCTGCAACAGATGCTGGTACTGCTAAGATGATGGTCGGCGGTCAGTTTAAGCTAAGCGGCTTTTTATCTACCGGATTATATAGAGGTAAGGCATTTTCGTTTGGTAACAGCAGCGATGTTAAATTAAAAATTAACCTTAAAAAAGGCATGCCAGCTTTATATGCTGGTGAAAATAAACATTGGTCATTTGGTAAAAGTGAGTCAGAAGTAATTCTACCTCATGATACTACCTTTGTCGTAAAAAGTGTAGTTAACACAAAGCAAAGTAGTTTTATCGAAGTAGACGCAATGTTGCCAGGAGAAAAGTTACCTGCTAAAGTACCGCTGCAGCAGTCCATACAGATTGCTAAAAAGTACCAGGCTAATAAATCTAATTCTACCGCTGATATAGATCCTGATGATGTAGATCTACAGATAGATCCTAATCAGACAAAGGAAACTTTACTACCAAATGTATCAAAAGATATGGCAGAACAGGAACAAGCTATAAATGACTTGATAGAGCAGATAAATGCTGAGATACCAAATATGAAACCTCAGTATATAAAAGCAGTTACAAAAGAGCTTGACAATATAAACAAAGAAGGCGATGATGCTTTAAACCAAGTGGCTGACTTGTATGAAGCCGCTAAAGCAGCCGCCGTATGTGTGAGGGGTGCAGCATGAGTATACAAAAATGTATCGCTGTTATTAAGAAAGCTAATAAGAGCGGAACTATCGATGATGATGCAGCAATGGAAATGCTGTCAGAGATCGATGAGTTTATTAGTGGCGTAAAAAATGCAGACAACGTAGAGCAAGAGCTAATGCAGCACTTGCAGCAGAAACTTAGTGACTCTACACTTGCTGCTAAAATAGAAAAACGTAACAAGATTATTAATGCTTTGGCAAAAGCGCGTGCCCGTAACTTTTTAGATAATTTTGAAAATCCTCATCAAGGAATTATGTCGTTGCTTGGCGGTACTCTTGAGGCTAGTCATAAATCTAAGCTAAGTATTGATACACAAGGCAAGTCACTAGCAAATAAATATACTGGGAAATTAATTAAGCTGCTTGATAATGAGCACGGCGATATTCGCTTGTTTAAAAAAGGCGGAAAGTATGATGATGATATAGCTGCAGAGCTCTGGGAACTTAGGCCAGGAGGTAATCCTGGAGTAACTAAAAATGCTGCTGCTAGACGTATTGCAGAGGCTATACACAGCGTTCAAGAGCTTGCCGTTAAAAATTCTAATTTAGCGGGATCTTACATTAAGTCATATCCTGGCTATATCATGCGTCAAAGTCACGACATGATTAAAATAAGAAAAATGGGTGAAGATGAGTGGATTGACTTTATCATGCCATTGCTTGACAAAAAGACTTTTAAGGGTGCTGATCCTAAAAAGTTTTTGCAAGGTGCCTATCGGGGCTTGGCAGCAGGTATACATCGAAGAGCCACGGGTGCAGCTGAAGATACAGCGCAACACTTAAATGGATTTAAGGGTTATGCTAACTTAGGTAAAAAAGCTAGCGCTGAAAGACTACTGCATTTTAAAGATGCAGCATCATTTATGGAATATAACCGAGCCGTTGGTACAGGTGATCTAAGAGAAGGTATTGTATCTGGTTTGACTCAGCATGCGCATAATACTGCATTGATGAGAAACCTAGGTACTAATCCACAATCGATGCTCGATGATCTAGTAGCTGAGTATAGAGACCGTACTGTCAAGGCTGGTAATGTAAAACAGTCTGATTTGTTTAAGAGTCAAAAAATTAAAAACCTGTATCAAGAATTAGATGGCTCAGCCCGTATGATTGCTGCTCCTAATCTAGCCCGTGTAGGTGCTATTACTAGGGTACTAGCAAACGTATCAAAACTAGGTGGTGCTACTATCTCGGCTATAACTGATATACCATATCAGGCAGCGGAATTAAGGTATCAAGGTAAAGGCCTAATGTCAGGTTATACAAATGCCTTTAGGAATTTATTCCGCGGCCGAGGAAATAAGGAACAAAGACAGATAGCAAGAGCATTAGGTGTAGGCTTTGATGGTGTCACAGGGGACCTCTTAAGTAGGTTTCATGCTAATGATCAGCTTCCTGGTATGTTTGCAAAAGCACAACAAAAATTCTTTAAGATTAACTTAATGAGCTGGTGGAACGATTCTCATCGTACTGGTATGTCATTGATGATGAGCGCTAACTTAGCAGATAATGCTAATCTTAGTTACAAGCAGCTTGGACCTAGGCTCCAGAATGTTTTAAAGCAGTATGGTATTGAAGATGCTGAGTGGGACATATACAGGCAGCACGGCGTAAAAGACGCTGGTAATAATCAAGGCATGTTTATGGTCAGTGAGGGCCTAGAAGATATGTCTGATGATGTAGTTAAGAGCTACATGAAATCTAAAGGCAAGTCTGTATTTAATGCTAGAACGGTCGCCGATGCTAGAAATGAGCTAATGACTATGCTAGACTCATTCTTTATTGATCGTGCTGATTATGGTATTCCTATGCCTGGTGCTCGAGAACGAGCAATCATGAACCAAGGATCTGTAGCCGGTACAGCTACAGGGGAGATGTATAGACTGCTTATGCAGTTTAAATCGTTTCCTGTTACAATTGTGCGTAGAGGCTTGGGACGAGAAGTTTATGGACAGGCTGATGGTAAAGCCGATATAACAGGAATTACTCAACTACTAGTCATGAGTACTGTATTCGGGTACGGCGCTATGATGGCTAAGGATATGCTAAAAGGCAGATCACCAAGAGAGTTTAGTTATCAAACGGCTTTGGCTGCCATGGTACAGGGCGGTGGTCTAGGTATATATGGCGACTTCCTATTTGGTGAATATAATAGATTTGGTCGTAGTTTCTTGTCAACTCTGGCAGGACCTACATTTGGACAGATAGATGCTGTAGCTGAGCTCTGGACAAGAGCTCGTAACGGGGAAGATGTAGCAGCTAATCTAATAAGACTAGCAAAAGATAATACCCCGTTTATTAATGTGTTCTATTTGAGAATGGCCATAGATTACCTATTTTTGTACCAGTTACAAGAATTTGTAAATCCGGGGTATCTTTCTCGACTAGAACAGCGTATAATGACTGAAAATGATCAGCGCTTTTTCATGCCGCCATCGAGAGCTATACCTTACGGTGGCGGTGATAGGCTGTTCGAAGGAGTGAGATAATGACTATTGCAACGGAGGTAAAACGAGTTGTAGAACTAGGTACTGGAGCAACCAATACCTTTTTCTTTAACGCACCAGTTGACCTGGTAGACGATCTTGAGGTATATACTTTTGATACGACTACTAATACTGGTAATAAACAAGTTAGGGGCGGCAGCGGTACGTATGACTATACGACAACGCTAAACTCATCGACAGAGTTTGCCACTATTGCATTAAACACAGTCTTACCAAGTACCCACAGAATTATTATAGTACGTAAGGTTGCTATCACTCAACAGGTTGACTATGTTGAGGGTGACCCGTTTCCTGCTGAAACGCACGAAGGTGCACTAGATAAATTAACTCTTATAGCTACTATGCTTAGTGAGCAGATTGATAGATCTCTTAAAGTTGCTATCACATCAGCCACTGTTACATCAATTGAGATTTCTGAACCAGAAGCTAATAGAGCTCTTGTTTGGAATAGTACTGCCGATGGTTTGATTGCAGGTCCCAATGCTTCTGACATTGCTTCAGCACAAACAAATGCTGCTAACGCTGCACAGTCAGCTGCAGACGCACAAGCTGCAGCACAGACTGCTCAGAGTATTCAGAACCAACTATCACCAGGTAATTTAAAAATTAGTGCCAACGATACTACGGCGAGCTTTGTTGAGGCTAAGATCTTACAAGGCACTGGTATCAAGATGACTACTAATAACGAAGGCGGCAATGAGACTAGAACCGTTGCACTTGACTCCGCCGCTTCGGCAATATCGAAAGTGCAAATGGTCAGTAACTTTGTCTAGGAGGTAAAACATGAGCTACGAGACATATACAGTAACGGTAAAGTCGGTCGGCGGCTCTAATCGTTACTTCATCAATGGGGAACAACAACCGACCCTATATCTAGAAGAAGGCAGGATCTACACATTTGATCAATCGCATGCTTCTAATACTGGTCACCCGTTTATGTTCTCACTAAACGTCGACGGAACGCATGCAGGTGCAGGTGCGGGATACACTAATGACGTAGTAGTAACAGGTACGGCTGGTTCATCTGGTGCCAAAGTGGTTATCAGAGTTTTAGCTAATATTAATATGTTGTATTACTACTGTGGTAACCACTCAGGAATGGGCGGTCAAATTATCACACCAAGTACTGAGATTAATAAATCACCAGTTTTTGTAGAGCACTACAGATCTACGATGACAGAGGTAAAACAAAATAGCGTTAATAATGCTATTAAGGTTTTAACTCCTGGTCCTAATGGCGAGCGTATACACCAGATCTCATTGACAAGTGATGATCCTAGTAATGAGATTACACTTGACTTTGGTTATTATGAAAGTATTGCTAGTCAAGTAGCTGTAAACTTAGTGCCAGGTAGTACACCGGCTTCTGATCCGTTTACACTTACTAAGACAGTAACAACAAACTGGGATGCAGATTCTACAATCCAGGGCCTAGAAACTAATTTACTAGTTGCCTTGTCAGATTCTGTAGCAGCAGCTAATAGGGGTGAGTATCGAGTACAAAGTATCACGAACCTTGTCCTTACACTAGCTAATACTCCTGGTAATACGATTACCCAGCAGCTTGGTGTAAATGTAGACATATGGCGTTGGATGCCATTATTTAGTATTCCTGTTGCAGCACAGTCAGGACTTGCTACTAACCCAACAGTTAGTGGACTTAGCAGTACTTATGCACCGCAGCTAGACTCGGATCGTTACATGATCTTAAATAGACCATTGTACGTAAGGAATGCTGGTAACACTTCAGGAAACCAAGGCTCAGTATATGTGAATATTTATAGCGGAGCTTACTAATGAATGATGTCATTAAACAAGATTTACCTAAAAAAGTTTTAGCTTCCGGTTCGGGAGGAGGTGGAGGCTCAGGGTTGTACTCTCTACCTCCTCACCAACGGATTATTAGAATGGCCAATGAAGAAAGTAATTGGACCATGAACGGTATGCGTAAATCTAATGTTAGTGACATTTCATACTATAATATGGCATTTCTATCTGCAGACGGTCGTGTGTATATAACTGGAATAAATAGTAGCGGAAACTTAGCACAGGGCGGTGCAGCAGCTGACATTGATAACTATAAAGAGGTACATCTAAGAAGTGGCCCAGCTGATTCTGCTTCTTTAATAGGCACGCCTAATAGAATTATTATGGGCTATCAAACTTTTATGGTCTTGACAGATAAAGGCGATGCTGCCATGTGGGGCTATAATGGCCATGGTCAACTAGCTAGAAATAATACATCTGCTTATGATTATGCACAGGTTATTGACGGTTCAGATATCGGACCAAGGTCAGGAGTCGCTAACAGAGAAATTGTAAAAGCAGACTGCAACAGAGGGTATCCAACAGGATCAATTGGCTGGTATGCACAAGCTAAGGATGGTACACTATGGGCTTGGGGTTATGGTAACCACGGTAACTTAGGTCAAAATAATACAAGTAACTATAGCTATCCTCGACAGATGCTTGATAATACAGGAGCACTTGTCAGTGACTGCCATGAGTTTTTTGCAGGTCATGGTGACTACAAAGCCGTACTAATGATTAGAACAAACGGTACACTGTGGGCTTGCGGTCAAAACAGCTGGGGTAAACTTGGCGTTGGTAATTCCACACAACAAACTAGATTTAGACAATGCACAGGCTTGCCATCAGGATTATCAACTAGTGACTATGTAAAAATACAAATGCCTGGCAGTCAACGAGGTGGCGCTACTGCAGTGCTGCTTAAAAATGGAGACGTTTATACAGCAGGATATGGCAGCCATTACTTTCATGGTAATACTAACTCTAACAGAAATACTTTTACGTTAGTTAATAAACCATCTGGTGTAACTAAATGGCTTGACATCTGGTGTGGTGGTGAGTACCCTGAGATGTGGTTGTGGGGTGATGATAATAGATTATATGCAACAGGTTACAATGGCCAAGGTCAGTTAGGCGTAGGCAATACATCTAGTGCCTCGGGCCCTCGTAGTTGCATGGGAGCTTTTGGCTGGATAAACCCAGGACCTGCTGGTGGTAATGCTGCAATTGGTACTAACTATACTGGTGGTTATATTGAGTTTGGTAAGTGGCGTCCAGTGGTGCTTGCAACTGGCGGTGCTTATGATGGTGCTAATCACCGACATACTAGTCACATGCTTGGTAACGACGGCTATTGGTATGGCTGTGGTCACTACGGTAGGTATGGTGCAGCATCAACAAGTACAAACGCAAATGCTTGGCAGCGATACTATCTTCCAATCGGTTGTGAAGGCGCTAAAGAAGGCTATGACGAAGATGGCACAGGTACATCACCTGACAGACCTACATATTCAGATATGTACCGCCCGCGAGAACCGGGCTATGACAAGTTGTGGGAACCTGTAGCGATGGTAGATCACGGTTATACCTCTCAGGTTGGTAGCTTTATTAGACTTAAAAATGGCATGGTCTATGCAGTTGGCCGTAATACTAGTAATAAACTAGGTACGGAAAATAATGCACTAAATCCAATCATGCCACTGAGAGTGAGGTTAGGTACATAATGGCATATAAAATAATATCATATAAAAATATTTACAACGGGGATCGATGTACCCATACTTTTGTGTGGGCTGACACTGATGAAGAGTTTTATCACGTGTCAATCGGTGAGATAGACGACAGACAATACGCTAAGATTATGGATGATGTTGAGCTAGCAACACAGCCTAAAGAGATCGATTATAAAGAGCATGACTTATCTAAAGAGACAGATCTTAAGGCTCAGCTAAATGAAATATCCGTTGATAATCAAACGGCTCGTGTACATCGTACCCTGGAATATCCAGAGATTGGAGATCAGTTAGACGAGATACTTAAATATTTTAAAGCCCTGAAAGCTAGCGGTACCACGCTGCCCGCTGGCCTTGATGGAATATTAACTTCTTGGGAAGCAGCAAAAACTAACAACCCCAAGGATGGAGATTTATAAATGCTAGGAGGTGGCTATGTTAGCAGAGTTAGCGGCAGCAAATGCCGCCTTTGCAGTAATAAAGCAGGTCGTACAAAATGGTAGAGACATTAGTCAAGCGGCTAAAGCAATTGGGGATTTTACTAACGCTAAAGATGCACTTCATGTTAGAGGTCATCAAAAGAAAAATAGCTTTCTTGGGCAATTCCGTAAGGGAGATGGTAATGACCTTGAAGAATTTATGGCGCTCGAACAAATCAAACAAAAGGAAGAAGAACTAAAACAGTTTATGATTTATTGTGGTCGACCAGGGCTGTGGGGTGATTGGGTACGTTTTCAAGTTGAAGCTAGAAAGCGGCGACAACAAGAAGCGATTGATGCAGAGAAAGCAAGAGAGAAGTTGTGGGAGATAATAGGTATAGGCTTTTTATCTCTTATATGTTTAGTAGTATTAACATTCATTGGGTACCTTGTACTTAGAGGTGCTCGCGAAAGGGGACTGATATAATAGATGCCGGCCAAAATAAATGAAAATACAGAGGTTGCATTACCACTGCGTAATATTATCAGCATGGTAGCTGCAGCATCGATTGCAACCTGGGCTTATTTTGGACTAGTAGAAAGATTAAACCAGTTAGAGACTAATCACACTATGATGAAATCTGACTTGGACATGAATACAGAATTTAGGATCAAGTGGCCCAGAGGTGAGATGGGCAGCTTGCCAGCCGATGCCGAGCAGTTCATGCTGATTGAGCACATAACGTCTGAGCTTGAAAAATTAAGTGAAGACATTGAGAATGGTAAAGCTCCATATGATCAGCAGCAAAAGCTGACACTAGAGTTTTACGAAAAAAGAATTAGTAACATCGAGGCAAACCTCGAAAAGATAAGGAATAATGGGTATAACAAATGACAACAGTAACTTTTGTATTGCTCTTGTTCGCAAGTGGAGAAGCGATAGAGTATACACCATACGAAAAAATGTCAGAGTGTCTGGCAATGAAGCGTAAGATATACAGAAATGTCGGGGCATCTAGCAGGTTCGACGAGCAGTGGCAATGTCAGAAGTTAAAGGTAGTTGTGTCTGAAGGACCAGACGGTAAACTACAAATAGATAACATAATAACGGAGGACTAAATGTTACAAGCTCTAATCGGTCCTGTGACCGGGCTGCTCGATAAGTTTATCGAGGATAAAGACCAGAAGGCTAAGCTGGCTCATGACTTAGCCACAATGGCGGAGAGGCATGCACAAGAACTCGCGAAAGGACAACTTGAAATCAACAAGCAAGAGGCGGCTCACCGGTCCCTGTTTGTTGCTGGATGGCGTCCGTTCGTCGGATGGACCTGTGGTGTCGCGCTTGCGTATCACTTTGTTATTGCTCCGTTGGTTTTGTTCACAGCAGCTGTTGCTGGCGCGCAAATTCCTGAACTTCCTACGTTTGACATGGAGTCGCTTCTAACAGTCTTAATGGGTATGCTAGGACTTGGCGGCCTACGTACATTCGAAAAATTCAAAGGGGTAAGTAAATGAGTTTTAGTTTATCACAACGAAGTGAGAGCAGGCTAGAGGGTGTAAACCCTGCGCTTGTCGAGGTAGTACAGAAGGCTATCACACTGACTAATATAGATTTTGGCGTGACCTGTGGACTACGGACCATGGAAGAACAGCAAGTACTAGTAGATAAAGGAGCCTCTCAGACAATGAAGAGCAAACACCTTGAAGGTAATGCTGTTGATGTGGTTGCCTACATAGGGCCTAGAATAACCTGGGAGCTAAATGTGTACGACGATATAGCTGATGCATTCAAAGCTGCAGCACAAGACGTCGGACTAGGAATCAGGTGGGGTGCAGCATGGCATATCCCTGATATTCGTGAGTGGGACCAGACCATGGAAGACGCTATGAATTCATACGTAGACTTAAGGAGGAGTGAAGGTAGGCGTCCATTTATCGACGCACCTCACTTTGAGATTGCGTGAGTTGGTTTAAGAAACTTGTGGAATATAACCTCATAGCACGACTTACAATGGTGGCATCTGTTGCTATGTCATGGCGTTGTGCTGAATGGTTTATGGGCTTGCCAGATCCTACAATGCAGCAGTCAGCTTTTGTATCTGTTATCATGGGTGTTATGACTGGTATCTTTGGTATATGGATGGGACAGGAAAGCAAGCGAGCTAAGTAAGCCACTCTTTCCAATCATCACCCATTACCTGTTGCGCAATATTCTTCTTATCACGCAGTGCCTTAACTATCTTAGAGTCAATTGTACCTCGGCATATAAGATCTACATACAAGACATTTTTCTCTTGACCAATACGGTGTGCACGATCTTCAGACTGTAGTCTATGCTCTAGGTTATAGCTGTTAGAATAGTAGATCACTGTGTCTGCTGCAGTGAGCGTGATACCCATAGATCCTGTTTGTGGATTACCTACAAAGAAGCGGCATGTCTCATCTTTTTGAAATCTATCGATAGCAGTGTTTCTATCATCTTGGCTTACGGCCCCATAGTATGCTACTGTAGACTCATCACCATATTCCTTTTTAAGAGCGGCTAAAATAGCCTGTATGTCTTGGATATATGTAGCCCATATAATCACCTTATCAGATGACTCCTCTAATACCTGCATTAACTCCGCTAGTCTATTATTAGGTACCTGTATAATCTCATCATCGTCAGACTTATAGTGGCCACAAGTTATCTGATGCAGCCTTAGCATCTGTGTCAGTACAGTATCGACAGATAATACCTTGCCATCTAACATAGCGACTGCTACGTCAGACAGAGACTTATATACTTTCTTTTGCTCTGGTGTAAGCTCAACCTCACGATAGATATATGTTTTAGGTGGTAGATCCAAGCACTGCTCCTTCTTAATTCTGTAACTATATGGTTTAATCTGGTCACCTAGCTCTTGTAGTCTTTGGTAACCAACTATCTTCTTAAATGATCGTGTACCTGCCTTCATATCAATCATGATGGCATACCTGTTTCTAAATGTATAGAAGCTGCTGAAGCCTAGGCACACAGGATTTAAGAACTGGAACTGGGCATATAGATCTAGTGGGCTACGAGTCACTGGCTCACCAGTCAGTATCCTACGATACTTTGCCTGTATACCTGTCTTGATTACGGCTTTGGTTCTCTTAGCCTTAGGGTTCTTAATTGTAGTCGACTCATCAACAACCATCATACAGTTACCAGCACAACGTAAAAACTGCTCAGCAAACTTAGTGCCCTTTGTAGTACTAAATGCCTCGATGTTCATGACTAGCACACGCAGGTCAGACAGTGAAAAGAATATATTCTCAAGTTTCTTCTTCTCTTCTTTCTTCGGTGTTGCAGACCAGGCAGCAGTCTTAACTACTATGTGATCAGGCATGTGTGTTGGTATCTCATTACGCGTCCAGTTCTGATAAGTACCCTTAGGTGCTATGATCAGAGCAGAATCTATCCGCCCTCTATCATACAGATACGCAATGTTATCTATTATTACTTTAGACTTGCCTGTACCCATGTCCATGAACAGTGCAAATTCATCTTTATCCTTTGAAAGCTCCCAGGCCTCCCTCTGATGGGCGTAAGGACGGGTCTTAAAAGGGTATATGTTACTATGGCTCATACTTTTCTCCGCTCTCTATGGTCATCCTATGAGGTCAAATTTCGAAGAACAGTCGAGATTGAGGCTGTATTATATTTAGCCCGCTCTTGGCGCGTGTAGCTGCCACATAAAACACACGTTGTTCGTCGTCAGGAAACATTTGCATGTACCTATACGATCGTGCAGCCATATCAGTCATGATTGCTACGTGATCTGCCTCTCCTCCCTTGACTCCATGGATGGTATTAATTTTAATTCTAGGCTTGAGCAAGCTCTCGCCTCGTCTTTTTGCTGCTAAGAAGTATTCTCTTAGCGTAGGGCTAATTCGTTTGAAGACCTCGAACCACGGTCTATTCTCAAGCTGCAAGTCTGAGAAAGCATAAATACGTTCGTCATCAATATTAAAGGAGAAACCATGAAACCGACGAACATTTTTAAGTTGCTTGCCAATCAATGTCTGACCCTTGCAAAGCTGTGTCCAGTCTTTGACTGCTCTCAGTGCAGCAGACTTGAGAGGTTTACGGCTCGGGCTCTCATATGGATAGCCATTCTGCTCGCAGATACGTTCATACTCACGTAGCATATAGCCATTACGAGCTAGCAGCAACCAGTCACCTGTGTCGAGGTCTAAGTCCTCGGCACTGAAGTGATAGTTGACATAGCCAGGCTTACCGTTGTGTGTAAACTCTTTCTCTTGCCTATATCCTATGTTATCTAACAATGAGTTGGCCATGGTATGTACAGCCTCAGGTATACGATATGAATGAGAGAGTACTGTTTTGTCACCAGGTAAATTAATAAACTCTTCGACTGCTGCACCTGCCCATCGATATATAGCCTGGTCATCATCACCAGCTGCATACTTCAATGGTACCTCACGACTAATCTTATGTACGACTTCCCACTGTATCTTAGATAAATCTTGTGCTTCATCTACAAACAAAGCGTCTAGTCTAGGTGCATGCCCTTTCTCTAACCACTTGTCTAGCAAGTCAGTAAAGTCTAGTAGCTTACGACTCTTCTTATATTCTGTTAATGTCTTAGCAGCAATGACTAGCTGGTCGTAGTCTATATCATCATCGACAGTCTGCTCATATACCTCACGTAAACTAGACCTTGTAATACGTGATAGGTTTTCTAAAAAGAATAACCTGTCGCCTGTAGGCATAGACATATTGTATGCATCTTCATTCATACCACCCATGCCTGTAGTCTCTACACCTAGCAGCTCGCCTATCTCTGTCCAGTGCTGCTGTTGCATCATTCCACTAGGGTTAATACCTAGCTGCATGAAGCATAGACTATGTATAGTCCTAAAGAATGTAAGATCATCATCAGTCAGATTAAAGTTTTTTTGAGCTCGTTCTCTTGCCTCGTTGGCAGCACGTCTTGTAAATGCTATGTAGCCAATGCGACTAGGATCTATGCCCCGCTTGATTTGATCCTCTACAAAATTCATACCAAACGTAGTCTTGCCTGTACCAGGTGGACCAAACACTATATTCCAACTAGAACAAGTCATCTTCACCCCTTATCTCTGGCGTGTCAAAATTGTCATCATGCTTATCAAATGCAGGTATAGACCAGCAGTTGACACCCTTGCCTTTGCAGTTAAAGAAGTGATGCTCAGAGTCTTGACCTTTTAATATTGCAGTTACCTGGTGTACGCGGTAATCTCTGAAATGCATACGATCAAGGTATGCCATAAGATCAGCAACCCTAAAATAATGTCGTCCCTCATCAGTCCATGGTTTACCAAGTAACAACTCATCTCTGTTCTTAGCTTGTACACGTCCATTACAAAACCTTTCTATATGTTCCATGAGCTGGCCAATAGGACTAGCATCAACAGGAGCTTCTACAACTGTAAGGTTCTCAAGCAAATGATTTATAAGTTTAGTCCATGCCTGATCACTCATTTTGTTAGGCATTGTGTTGAGCTTCTCCATACACTTGCGCTGAAACCTTCGTTGATTTTGTAAGTCGTCTGTCTCTAGCTCTAGTCGACCGCCGCCATCTACATCTAAAAACCAGATTGGAGGAGACGTATTAAATTTAGTGAGAGAATGAATAGCAGGTAAGTCGTTGCTGCCATCAATACCGAACTTGCGGAGCTTGCAAACAGCAGCATTGCAATACGGTGCAATGGGTGCCTTACTACAGGTGTACTGGTAATCCTTACGCGACGCTGATTTAATAACGCCCTGAACCTCTGAGCTCGATAACGGTGGGTCCATGAGTTTTGCATTAAAAGCCTCCATGTCTCGTTGCCAGTTATCTGGGTCACGCTTACGACAGTAGACTGCTACATTAAATAGACCGTTGTTGCGTGTACCAGCAGGAAAGCCTTGACCTGACAAATGCTGCAGACACGGTGGTCCATCATCAAAGTCAGACTCAGGCATTTTAACTTTAAGATCTGATAGTTGTTTGGCAGTTAGTCTATGCTTTAGTGCTTGCTCAACAAAATCCTTGGGGTCCATGTTGTTGCACCAGCGTTCCTTACCAAAGTAAGGCATGTTGATCCACTGACCTACATCACCACGCTCTGCAAGGATCTGTGTTTGTTTTGGGAATATTTCTGATGAGCCATATCCGAGGGCTGCAGCCATATCTCTAAGTTTACGTTGCAGCGTATCAGCACCAACCCATTCACTGGTAAAACAGTACAGGTGGACACCCCCTGATTTACTTTGACAGGGCCAGAGTGGAAACTTAAATTGCTGTAGTTTACCATTGATTGCTCCGATGTCAAGTCCTTCATATTCGTCAATATCAATTGCACCAAACCTGCATTCACTACTATCATTAATAGGAATAATGCCAAGACCCATCTTGCCTTGTATATGACTTTCCCACTTATCATCTGTCACGTCCTCACGTACAGTCTTAGCACGACCTTGCTTCTTACCGTCAGCACGTTCGCCACTAATCTCATAGCTGCCATGAGCTCTATCTAAGCCCATAAATAATTCTTTAAATTGTAAGTATATCACGTATCCGCATGGGGAGGCCGAAGCCTCCCCACTCCCTACTTAGAAGTCTTCGGATACCGGACTATCTTCACTAGGCGGCGGTCCTGCTTGCACAGCACCACTCTTTACTTGTGAAGCAAAGTCTTTCGCCAATGAATATATACCTTCGTCATCGACTTGTTTGACCAAAGATATATCCCAACCAAACCAAGAACCTTGATCGTTCTTCTCCTGCATTGTAGTCAACTTATACATATGACTATATCTAGCAGGACTAAACAGCTTACCATTGGCATCAGTCATTTTGATACCAGCCATAAGACTATTCCAACGTCTGTTCTTTTTAAGCTGCGTGCTTGTCATACATATAAGACCACGATCTACGTTGTTGCCATCGACTGTCAATACGAAATGATTTGCGGTTTCGACAAGTATGTTACCGGCTTTGGTAACCAGCTTTTTATCAACAACACTATGCTCAGGCAGGCTACTGATATTGTGTACTCCAACGAGTCCACCACCGTTATCTCTTGGTACCCACTCCACGAAGTTTCGTGTGTATGCACAAGGGACAACAACTAATTCCTTAGTTGCTTTCTCTGTAACAGTGTTAAATATCTCACCGGCTTTCACATCATGTGTGTCGGTTTGTGGTGACATCTTTTGCAAGACCACCAAGTATGGTATGGCAAAATCCTGTGCGGATAAATCGCCAATACCGTCAGAGGCATCTTCAGCGAAGTTAATCACTGTAGGAAGCTGCTCTTTCTTTTTTGCTATATCATGAGCCATGATACTAACCCTCCTTTATGACGGTTTTCTGCCCGATATAAATACCGAGTAAGTCCAGGGGCAGGTTCTGTCCTTTCTCTACTTGTTCACGCGCAAACGCACGAAGCGTCTGTGGGTGGACACCTGTTTTATCAGTGAGTGAACGACCTTGATTAACAAGCTGCTGCTTTAACTTTGCTGCATGCTCATCTTCGCCTTTGCCAAAGTCTACACTGATAGTATTTTTTATTAAGTCACCATGACCATTGTCACGCAACCAGTCTAATGCTTCATCAACCTTATCTTTAGGTATTGATGCACTATAAAACTGTTGCACAGATACCTTGGTACCATCAGTCAACTTAATCTCTGAGAGTCCTGACTCAGCCAGTGCTTCAGGTATATCTACCTCACTCACTTGCTTAAGCTGTCTCTTAGTTTCTTTAAGCTCTTCCTCTTGCTTTGCTATTTTATTTTCTAGCTCGCGTTGAGTATTAGCTAGGATACTGACCTGTTTCAGGTCTTGATCATCAACATCTATCATACGCTTCCTCCATGTATATCTACTTTGATTACAAAATAACGGTGCTCTTGCCTATCCCATTTCAGTAATTGCATACGTCCACGGTTCTGTTCTGTAGCTATTGCACCAGCCATAGCTATAGCAGCAGGATCACCCATCAATAGCAGATAATCGCTGTCAGTATAGTCTTTTAAACCTTGTCTAAGTCTACGAACCGTAGGACTACTACTGAATGCGACGTTTCCTGGTGGCAGCAAGACATTGATCTCACCATACTCCTGAGCAGGCAGCAGGTTACGACCATGTGCTTCTTGCACAACATAAACTTTGCTATTCATATAGCTCTCCTTTCTGATATTGATTTTATTATATTATTTTCTATTTGTAAATTATTCATAGACTTTTTCCGTTATTTGCAGCCATGACCATGGTTTCAAAAATTTTTGGTGGGAAATATTTGCTATCGGAATTTTTACGCTGCCATCTTTATTAGCAACAGACGTGTCTAGCACTAGCATAATGTTGTGTGCATTAGTGACGCATATTTCATTTTGCTTGCGCCATAGTATCTGTACTCTGCCATCTTGGCTGATGCAGCGCTTGGCAAAGAAAGCTAGTTGACTAGCTCTGAAATGTAGCCAGTTGCCCTTGGCTAATTTTAATTCAATCCATGTTTCACGTGACTCATGACAGGCATGCACGTCAGGGGTACCAGATCCTGCTGTATTCTCAACTCGGACCAGGTGCCCACTAATATTTTTCTTAACGAGCTGCCACAGTGCAGCCTCAGTCGACATCTTCAAACCCCATGCCGGCATTGTACACGTCAGTAAATACACGGTACTCTTTGCCGCTCATACCGGTCTGCAGCAAGTGGCCTTTGAAGTTATCATATTCCATCTTGCTTACATAGTCGTATAGGTACTGGCAAAACTCTGTCTTGGCAATACGAACGCGATATAAATAATCAGCGTCTTTCTTATGTAATATCTTATGATGCGGCATGAATGCCACTAATGACATCCTGTTTCTTGCACGCACAAAGACGTATTTATCGTTGTCACGATCCATGACAACTGATATGTGACCTTGGTCAGTATATAACCACATATCTCTCTCCTTTCTATGTTATGTCACCCCATGTGGGGCCTAGTTCTACGTCAACCTTGAGTGGTAACTTAAGGTCGACGCAATTTTCCATTATATCACGGTATTTGTTCGCTTGTACACTGTCAGAGACGGAAAAATCAAGCTCATCATGTACCGTAATGTGTGCAACTACGCCTTCATCATATAGATCTAGCATAGCTTTCTTTGTCATGTCCGCACTACTGCCTTGTATCAAAGCATTGAGGGCTTTGTGTGTAAACGATCGACGTAACGGTCTACCTTTCCACACTTCCATTGCAGCTTCTCTGTTCAATGGTGT